ACTTGGCATTGGCGCGGCGGGCAGCAAACGAGGCGTAAACCGTAGTCGCCGTGCTGCCGGTCAGGGGCGACTTGTGGCCGATTGACTGCGAACCGCTATTGGCTGCCAGCGTAGCCGAAAGCGCAGAAGCCGCGCCGCCGATGGGGTCAATGTCATAGAGCGTTACAGAACCGCCCGCGTCCCGCAAAATACCGCGATAGCTGAGTGATGCATCAAGGTATATCGCCGGGAAGCGCCCGTCCGCGTTGGCGGTCACAACCGGACCGAGCGAGTTGGACAAGGCTTCATCCGCAAATACGCTCTGCGGGGTGGTCGATCCACTGACGTAAAAATACCACTTGGCACCGGGGTAAGGTGTGGCGTTACCAGCAAGCGCCGGGGCCGGGGTCGTGAACAGTTCTGCGGTCATTTCATCGTTTCCCAACGAAGAAGGGCCGGGGTTTTGCCCCGGCCCGTGAAGTGTGGTATTGGTGGGCTGTGCACACGATCAAGCGGCCCAGCTTTTGGGCATGGTTCTTGCTGCTCTGGTGGTTCTTTCCGTCAGTCGTTTTCCTGCTGGGCGGCAGCCCTTCGGGGTGACTGTGCGAACGCGTCCAGAACCGCGCCCGTGAACGCCTCAACGTCATTGGCGAACACCTGCGACTTGACCGCCGAGGTTTTCAGCTTCCCAAAATAGGCATTGATCGCCTTCGGATTGGTCGCCTGCGGCATGGCGCGCAGCCATTGCGTGAAATCGGGGTTAAGCATCAGGCGCGCGGCGCGTTCTTCGCCAATCTTGGACAGCAGGTTGCCCGCAGCCGGAAGCATTACGCCGCCCGCCAGACCGCCACCAGACAGGCCCAGTGTGCCAAGGATCAGGCTGCGCAAACCACCGCTTGCCCGGTTGACCATCACGCCCGTCTGTGACGAATTGAGCGCGCCTGCAGTGTCGGTCTTGGCCTGTGCAATCAGGCGTAGGTCGTTAAGTGCCTTTGCGCCATCTTCCCCGAACACAAGCCGCGCCGTGCGAGGGTTCACGCCTTTGACCGGATCAAGGCTGCGGATCAGCGTCGCGGGACTGAAATCGCCATTGGCCTTGCGCCCCAGCGAAGCAGCGATGGTAGCAGCAACGTCCGCGCGTTCGGCGTCGTCCAGTTCCTTCCACATATTGCCGAAGCGCTCGAAATTGCCCTTACCCTGCGCCATCGACACAAGGCGCTGCGCTGCCGTTTCGGCGGGCAGGGGTTTGCCACGGTCGCCCATGAATTGCTTGAGCGTCCCGTTGATGAACTCCTGCCGCTGGCGGTAGAACGCATCAGCGGCGCGCAGGGCTTGCGAGGCCTCGGCAGGCAGTTGCTCGGCCAGATCGGTATTCATGGCGTCGATAACCTGCGCCACACGGCGGTCAGTATCGGTGCCGGTCAGGCCACGTTCGGACAGTTGCCCGCGCATATTGCTGCGCAGGTTCTGCACCGCGTCAACGGTCAGCCCGCGGTCAATATCACCGCGCAGCCCTTCAAGGTAGTTGATCGCTGCGGCGTTGCTGTTTTCGCCTGCCGCGCGCAGTTCCTTGATGTTGGCATCAAGTGCAGCGTCGGCATTGCGGGCTGTGACGGTTGCGCCGCCAGACGTTTCGCGCACCCGGTCATAAAGCCGGTTAGCCTGCGCCTTGGTCTTGGCGATGTAACGCTGTCCTGCCGCCTGTACCCGCGTTCCAAGTGCATAAGGATCGGAGGGATTGCCGCCGCCACCGATTTCATCAACGCGCTGCTCAATCATGGCGTTATCCGCCTGCCGCGCCTGATTGATAGACGGGCCAGCATATTGCCCGGTTTGCAGATTGGCGAACTCGCCGCGCATTTCAGAGCGCGCGTCAGGCTGCCGGATCGGCACACCCTGCCGCTGCCCAGCCTCCACTACAGCCATATCCGGCGCAGGACCACGCGGCGGGGTTCGACCAGTGACCGAACGCACAGCATTGCGCCCAGCCATCACACCGGCAGGCGTAAAGCCCCCTGCCAGCGTTGCCAGCGCCTGCCCGCCCGGTCCAGCACCTGCCTGCCGCGCGCCCTCACCAGACGCCGCCGCAGTTGCACCAGTGGCCGCGTCAAGCATCGGATTGTTGCCGAACGTTCGCAGGCCTTGCCCCGTAGCACCGCCAACCACCTGCCCAGCCTTGCGCGCAAGGCCACCAGCGCCCAAGCCGCCTGCCGCCGCCTGATTGATCGCCGAAACCGTCTGGTTGCCTTCCGGCAGGTCCAGTGCATCGCGGATCGTCTGGCCAATGTCGCTGGTGTAGCCGTCATAGCCCATTGCGCGGCCCACAACGGTGTTTACCGGGTTCACAATCAGGCCGACCGTGTTGTTCACACCGCCTTCCACCAGATCGCCAACGCCCGCGCCGATGCTAGACCAGAAGCCGCCGCCATTGCCGCCAGACGGGGGCACGTTGTTGCCGGGCTTGTTCGGCCAAGGGGTGTCGTCAGTGACTTTCACCGAAAGGCCGGGGCTATCATCGGTCACGGAACCGGAGAGGCCCTGTTCCGCATCACCAGTGGCAACCAATGCAGGCATTTCAACGCCGCTAATCTGAGCAAGCCGCTGCTTCACCTGATCCCACGCGGCTAGGCGTTCATCCACGGTTTTGTTCGGGTTGGAAATATCGCCCATGCGCTCGGAAAGGAACTCACGGTCGGTGTTTGAGATTTGCGCCCCAAGCGAACCGCCCGACATTTGCAGCGTCATATCGCGGCTTACAGTGTTCAGCCGGGCGATAGCCTCCATCCCACTGGTGGCATTACCAGTAACCCACCCGTAGGCATCAGCCGCAGATTTTTGCAGGCCGCCACTGGTGGAACGCAGGATCAAATCAGAGATAGGATCGTCGCCGGTTTCCAGATTGACGCCCGTGTTTTTTAGGATGCCCGTGGCGATGTTGCGCTGCCCAGCAATCGTCTTGGGGTCAAGGCTGTTCGGATCGCCGCCAGCATCCCCCGGCAACGCCTCAACCTTGCCTTCCGAACTGATCTGAACGGGCTTGCCGTTAACCACCCCCGGTCGCCAAGTCGTCTTCGGATCGTTCGGCTTGTCAGGCTTCGGCGGCGCACCATAGACCGGGCCGCTATTCTGCGTCGGCGCGGACGGCGTAGGGTCAAACTGGTCGAACGGGTTAGCTTGTGCCATCAGCGCGGCTCCATGTGGACGTGATCGCCCTCGTTAATTACTTGCATATTAGGGTTCAGGCGGGCCAATTCAGCCGCGTATGCCGCCATGCTCATTCCAGCGGGCGGCACACTGTCACGGGCCATTCCAGACAGGTGATAGCTGCGGGGATTGCCGCCAACCGCGCGATTGCGATCTGCGCTGCGCAGCGTTGAAGTCACTCGCTCACCCGGCAAGCCTACTGGCCGAAAGGGCCAGCGCCAGCGGGCTGCCCTCCAAGAATGCGGTCAGCAGCACCCGCGCCATACTTCGCGTCAAACTGCGCTTTCAAGCCGGGGTTCTGGCGCAGATAATCCACCGCAGCGGGGGGCGGGCTGTTGGTTGGCGCGTTCGTCACAGGCGTCCCTGCTGCTACCCCACCGGGGTTCGGCGCAACAATGGTGTTGGTCTGGCCGGTCATGGGGTTATAACCCGCCACCCCGCCACCCTGAACGTAGGGGATGGTCTTGACTGCTTCCGCCTGAATGCGCTGGCGCACAAAAGCTGCGTGTTCAGGCGTCCCCGCTTGGAACCCAGCGTCCACAGCCTCTTTGCCAATGGTCGAAAGCGCTTCCGGCTTGTCAGCGGCAAGGCGCATGATAAGCGCATTTTCCTGCACCCATGCCGGATCATAGTTGGCCGGAACACCACTGGTGTCGATACCCATACGCTGGGCGATGCCGATGCGCTGCTGATAGGTCTGCTCATCATTGATGCCGTCGAACAGGCGCGCGATTTCCTTCACCCGTCCGCGCTGCGCTTCCTGTCGCTTGGCAGCGATATCGACGTTTTGCTTTTGGAACTGCATCCCGATCTTGGGGTCCAGTTTCATAACATTAGCCAGCGCGTTCGGATCGTTCGGGTTCGTGGCATATGCGCCCACCGCCTCTTTCAGCGCGCGTTCTTCCTGCGAGGCCCGCGCCTGCTGGCCAAGGTTCGCGCCAAACTGAAACATCGCCAGCGCATTGTTGCCGCCCATCAGGCCCCAATTCGGATTGGTCACTGCCTTACCTCCCGTATCCGAACAGCCCGCCGCCGATCATGCCCAGCACGTTGCCAACGGAGTTGTTACCCTTGACCAGCGCCGCGTTCGCCGCAGCGGTTCCGGCTGCGTTGTTGTTGCCCGAAACCGTGTTGACGTAGTTCTGCCCAACCCCGGCCTGTGCCGACGCCGCGCCAAGGCCAACGCCCTGCTGATTGCCGAGGTAGTTCATGTAGTTGCCGAATTCGTTCGATGCGAAATCCTGGCCGAAGCGCTCGAACGCCTTGCCCGCCGCGCCAGACTTGACCGCACCGCTTCCCGCCCAAAGCGAGTTGACCGCGTTTGCGCCTTCCTTGAGCCGCGACTGATAACCCGTGCTGCTCTTGAAGATGTTGAATGCGTCTTCGGCGGCGGATTGCGCGCTTTGGCCTGCGGGCATGGTTTGGCCGGTGCCAGCGAATGGGGTCGGGCCGAAGTTGGTCAGCCCGCCGCGCGCATCCATCCCGCCAAAGTTGGCGAACGCATCCGGCGTCACCCCACCCCAGCCATATGCGCCGATCTGGCTGTAATCGTTGAAGCCGTCGCGCTGGAAAGGTGCACCATTGTTCGCGTTCCAGTCGGCCACGCCGTAACCCTGTCCGGTCGGCAGGCCCTGCATCCCCGGAATGGCCTGTGTCGCCGCGCTGTTGGTGCCGCCCAGCCCCAGAAGCGCGTTCATCGCCCCGCCCGCCGCGTTGCCGCGCTGGACGAACGGCGACAGCGTGGCCGCGTTCTGGTTGTAGATGTTCTGCGCCAGTGCGTTGTTGCTGGCAGCGGTGTCCGCAGTCGTCTGCGAAGCCTTATTCGCCGCACTCTTTTGCGCTGACGCACTGATAGCCGTGCCAGCCCCCGCCAGACCGATGCCAATTGCGGCAAGCGTTCCAATCGCCATGTCAAAACACCTTTATGAAACCGCGCTCAAGGGGAACAAACCCCCGGCGCCCGTAAATCCGTGCCGTGCGGTCAGGTTCGACCGCCTCAAGCGTAATCATGCGGATCGAGTGGCAGCGTTCGCGCGCCCAATCCTCGAAGGCAGCCAGAAGCCGGAGCCCTTCCCGGCCTTCGCTCCACCAGAACAATTCCTGCGCGATGATATGCGAATGATTGAACGGGTGCGGGCCAGCCATCGCCCCCAGCGCGCCCGCCTCACCCAAGAAAATTACGTGGCCTTCAATCAGCAGCCGGAACGTCTCGGCCATGTCTGCCGGTTCGTAACCGACATGATCCACAAGGCCCGCCCGATCGGCAAAGCGCTGGCCCATTGCCAGCAACTGCGGAATGTCCCCCAGCGTTGCAGCCCGGATCAAGGCAGGTTCCCGACGCCCGGAGGCTCGACGCCGACACCAGATGTAGGACCACCTCCTCCCGCTGGCGTCGTGACCGAGCCGACAAGGTGGCGGTTGCCGGTTTGGGCAGCCGTGGTCGCGCTGGTCGTGGACGCATAAGTGACAGCGCCGCCCGTGCGGGCCACGTCGTCATAGTAAACGTAGTAGAGCGTTGAATAAGACAGGCCGGTCAGCGCCCCGGAATTGACCGAAACGCTTGAGCCATCGGCATAAACCCGCGTGTGCGCGCTGATCGAAATCGACGCATTCGCTCCTGCATCGCTGGAACTGAGCGTAAGCCCGCTCGGATAGCTGTTGACCAAGTTCGTTTGCGCCGCCGCTGCATCCGCTGCGTCTTGCGCGCCTGTTGCCGCCCTTTGTGCCGCGGCTGCCGCAGCATCAGCAGCAGCCGCAGCCGCGTTTGCCGCATCAGCCGCCGCCTGCGCCGCCGCAATCGCTGCTACCGCCGCTTCAAGCTGGTTGAATGCGTCCTCAATGTTCTTGGCGAACAGCGCCCACCACTGGTGAAACTCAAGCGCGGGCTTCCCGTCCTTGCCCGCAATCGAAATGGTCCGCTGCAAGCGCGGTAGCTTGAGTGCCATGCTACACCCCGCCAACGGCTTCATTGACGAGCACGTCAGAGACGCGCCACGAAACCGGATCGGTCACGCGAAATTCCAGCAGAATGCCCGGTTGCGAGGCCATCCCGCAGGCCTTCCACTGCACCCGCTTGCGGTAGTTCCCCTGTTCGCCCAGCGCGGCAGGTCGCCAAGCCCCCCAAGTGCGCCCAGCGTCACGCGATGACCGCATTTCGACAATCGGGTTCAGGTAGTCCCCGGTCAGAAAATCAGTCGTCCCCACGTTGTTGCGCAGTTGCACCGAGGCCAGCACCACCCCGCCCGCATTGAGCGGCGCACCAGCACGAAACCGGCGCTCTAGGATGCCGCCAAGGTCCGACCATGCATCAGACCAAGCCAGCGTCCGGCCATCCAGCGACGAACCGAACACGCCGCCAGCCCAGCACTGCGGCACGAAATTAGCCTGCCCGTAGGATGCGAACTCAGACCACAGCCGCGAACGGTAGGAATAAGCCCAAGTGCGCCCGTCAATGGTCAGGGCCAGAAATTCGGTGCCCTCAAGGTAGAAGGTCCACAGCCGCACACTGGCCGACGCCTCAATCAGCGCTTCAAGCCCCGGCTTCGACACGATGTTGTCAGGGTCCGAAATGCATACCTGGTTGTTATCCGTCACCCATGCGAAAGAAGGGCCAAACTTGGTCGCGCAGCCAGTTGCCTTGATCCCGCGCTCGAAAACCCGCCCTTCAAGCGGCTGAAACGGCAAAACCGCGTCATTGGTATTCGGCCAGAACTCGACCGTTTCCGATCCGAACAGCAACAGCACATCGTCAACGAACAGCAGGTCTTTCAGCCGGTCAGGCTGATTTTCCGCCGAGGCAAAGGACAGCGCGCCGATGTTGGTCGAAAGAACGTCCGACCAGTAGAATTTCTCGGTATCGGCGCGAATGGCAATCAGGCGCGAGGCCCCGACCACCACCTTGTTGACGCCCGCACCATCAGGGAACGTGACTTGGCTTAGCGTGGTGCCGTCATAGCCCCACAGATCAGCCCCGCCCGCCGCAAACAGCGTGTCCTCATAGCCCGCCATGGAAAACGGGCCAGAACCATTGACTGCGCCCTTGGCGGTCGTCCCGGCATATAACTGCCCGCCAGACACGCCAAACAGCCCGCCGCCAAGCACACCGTCAGCCTTGAACAGCGCCGCAACCGGGCCAGCGCCCATGTTAGCGCCGCGATCTGCCAGACCGGGCCGCGATTGCAGGACAACGCCGCTTTCTTCCGTAGGCGCTTCTTCCGCGAACATATTGACTACCGGCAGCGCGGGAAGATCACCGCGCGCGCGTTCAAACGCAGAGAGGCCGAATTGCAGGCGCATCAGTAATACGCCGCCCCGGTGCGCTGGTCAGGCAGGTTGGCCGACTTGACCAGTTGCAGCCCGCGCACCGCGTTGATTTGCACGATCTGACCAATCGGCAGGTCGTAAAGGTCCGCAATCTGGACGATCAGGTTGTTCTTGATCGCTGCCTCGAATTCCGGCTTGCAGTAGATCACCGTGCCGGCCTCAAGCGGAAACGTCGCCCCAACATCAGCCCCGGTTGCCGCCCAGCTACGCAGCATATCGTTGAGCCGCTCCATCGCATCCGCCAGTGCAGAGGCTTCCGGCGTTTCGTCCTTGCCGTAGACCTTGCGCAGCGCAAATTCGCACACATCGCGCGCCGTCATGCCCGTTGCAGCATCCGCCACGATCGGCACGTAAAGCGTTTCGGTCAGCGTATCGCCAAGGTCAGTAGTGATGGTCAGCGCGACCGATCCAGTGGCCCCCGCCATGCCGCCCGACAGGGTCAGCGCCACTTCGCCGCCGTCCAGTTCCGCGCTATCGACCGTCACCCCCGCCGCCGAATGCGCCACGCTTGCGGCGGTATCATCGGCAGCAAGGGGCACGGTCCAGCGATAGGTGACGACTTCGGTCGCAGCCTTGGCGGGGATATGCTGGGCCATCAGAGAGCCTTTCGGGGACGCCCGCGCTTGGGCTTAGCGGGAGCCTCAACAGGCTCGACCGCTTCAAATTCGGGATGGTTGGCCAGGCGACGCAGCGCCTCGCCCTCGACCTCGCTCGGTTCCCGCTCGTTGAACGTCACGCCGCACAAGGTGATGGAATTACGGCCCCCGGTGTAAGTGCCGGTAAAGCGATAAAGGGGCATATCGCCTCCCTCAAAAGAAAGGGGAGAGGCCCGAAAGCCCCTCCCCCGTCACGATCAGTTTTCGGCAGCCGTGGCAGCGGCAATGGTCGCCGTGCCGGTGGTGGCGAAGAAGCCAGTGACCACGCCGTGGTCGACCAGATCGTCGGTATCGCCAGCGCCCTTGCCAAAAATGATCTTGCGGACGCCGTAGATACCTTCAACCGCGACACCATACTTGTCGCCATAGTCGAATTCTTCGGTCACAGTCCGCCAGCGCTTGGCATAGGCAATCGCCAGAGCCTGCGCGCCGCAGAGGTAAACCGGGGTCACCTGACCCTGCGGAAGCGCACCAGTGCCGTCAGGATCGGTGCCCAGCCCGCCGTAAATCGGGATGTTGTCCGTTTCCTTGACGATGCAGCCGTTCCACATGATGTCGCCACCTTCGAACAGCTTCGAAGCCTCGGCCTGAACGCTGGTCGCGGCCAGAACTTCGGTGTCGATGCTGTCGCGCAGGTTCTTGAACGCATGCGGGTTGGCGAAGACCACATAATAACGCTTGCCGTTGCCGGGGTCGCGCATCGGGCGGATCTTCGGGGCGCAGGTCTTGGCCTTCAGCACCATCGCGTCCAGCGCCGTGGCGTTGAACAGGTCAGCGCTGGTGTCGAGCAGCGCAAGGTCTGCCGACAGGTCGGTGAAGCCAGCAGCAGCCGCGCCGAACACCACACGGTCGGCGTTGTCCACCAGCCACGCGTCGCCAATGGCGGCAGTGCGGTCGATGAACTTCGTGCCGTTGAGCGAACCCAGCGCTTCAATGACCAGATCGCGGGTGTCTTCCATCGACCAGTCCAGCAGCGTGGCACGAGCGGCCTGACGCAGCGAGATTGCCGACTTCTGTTCCGACATTTCCGCGATGCGGACGGCGTTGCGGCGCTTGTCGACATAGATGCGCATCGAGCGCGAGGCCATGTCTTCTTCGTTGCCTTCCAGCGTCGAAACGCCGGTAACAGCCGCGTTGTTCAGGCGGTTGACCAGCGCAATCGTGATGCTGTCGCCCGCCTTCTTGGTCAGGTCTTCCTTGACCTGAATAACGCTATTTTCGTTGGTTCCCATCAGCGGCTTGAAGCCGCCGTCATGGAGGTATTCAGAGAAGAACTTGTCTTCCCACTGCTGCACGACAAGGCCAGTGGCCGGAGTGGTATCGGTCATGGTAAAGTGTCCATCTTGCCCCTTGCGGGGACTGGGAAACCGGCGTCATCACGACGCGGGACCCTTGGGGTTTGGTTCAGCCCAGCAAGTCTTCCAGCGAACGCGGGCCAGCCCAAGCGGGGCCAGTGCGCGCGCCAACATTGCGGGCAGTGGTCAGTGTCGGCGGGATCGTGGCGGCTGCGACAGGCACCTGCGCCTGCGCTTCTGCCAGCACTTCTTCCCGCAGTTTGGCTTTCAGCGCCTCAAGATCGGTGGCCCCCAGTTCCTCCATCGTCGCCGCGTTCTTGGCGATCTGGTAGGCTTTCCCCCACGGATCGGGGTCGGATAGGGCCTGCTGCGCAAGCGCCGGGTTGATTTCGGCCAGTTGAAGGAACTTCGCCTTCATGGGTTCAAAATCCGGCTTTTCGCGGCGGGTCAGCATCTCCGACAGGTTCAGCGTGGCGTTCAAATTGGCCTGCTGCGTCACCTGCGCGGCGAAGTGCTGCTGCCAACCCTGCTCATCCTCCCACAGAGAAGGCGGCGGGGCGGGCGGCTCTTGGGGCTGCTGAACGGCCTGAATTTGCTGCTTGAGCGCTTCCAGTTCCCGTTCCAGTTGTTGGCGCTTCTCCCGCTCCTCTTTGACAGCCTTGAACGTATCGGGCGGCAGTCGATCGGTGGTCGGCGGCACCTGTTCCGGCAGCGGGGCCGTTTCCGGCTCTGCTGCGGGTTCAACGCCCGTTTCCTTAGCTGCAAATCGCCCGCTATCATCGCGGGGCCGGTCAGGAGTTGCCGATTGTTCCGGCGCTTCCTGAATGGCGGGTTCGTCGTCCTTAAAGAACTCCTCTAGCGGCGTCTGTTCCATCGCTCATACTCTCTAACGCCCCTTAGAGTGGGCGGCACTCATCAAACGCCCAATTCGGTGGCGGCCCTATTGTAACCTCATGCTACAAATTCTTGTCACCGCCGACCTTTTGATGCAAAAGCAGGCATGGCAAAAATAACAACAATCCCAGGATACCGCTCTTGGTCTAGCATGATTGAACGATGCCGGAGCAATAATCGACACAACTCACATCGCTACAAAGAGCGAGGAATTACGGTCTGCGATAGGTGGCTGGAATCTTTCTTAAACTTTTACGAAGATATGGGCGAAAGGCCCGAAGGAACTTCGCTTGATCGTATCGACAACTTAAAAGGCTACTCGCCCGAAAACTGTCGGTGGGCAACGCCTCTTGAACAAAGCAGAAACCGAGAAAAGTTCACCAGAAAGCCAGCCTACAAAGAAAGGGCTGGTCAAACGATCAACTCCCTGACGTTCCTAAATTTCACTCGCGCCACTGATGACACAGCCTATTGGATTGCTCGCTGTGTTTGTGGGACCGAAATTGAGGTTAGTGCTAGAAATGTTGTTCGGGGTTATCGTAAAAGCTGCGGTTGCCAGAATCACTAGCGGCGGCTTCCACGCCTTCACGACGTTGAACTGTCAGGCCCCGGAACTGCTCCGGTGCAGAAACCCAAATGCCTCTCACAGGCAGATCATCGCGGGCCGTTCCCAGCAGGAACGCGCGGTATCCGGTCAGCTTCACAGCGCCACCTGCATCCCGGCCTGCATGGCAGACAGCGCGGTCTGCGCCTGCGTCGCCTCTGCGTCGGCCATGTTCTTCGCGGCCTTGCTCTGCGTTTCCGCAATCTTGGCTTGCCCTGCTTCCATTGCCATCTGCCCCTGCATGTCCTGCATCGGGTTGGGCTGGCGCATCATTTCCAGCAGCTTTTCCTTGTTACGCAGGCTGCTGGCTTCAATCAGCACATCAGGCGGGATCGGCAGGCCAGCGCCCGCCATTTTCAGCATCTGGTCAAACTGCTCGGCGGCAACAGTCGGCGTGTCCATGCCTTCATCAACCACGATATCGACGTCCAGTTCGGTCACGGCATTTTCATAGCCAACCACCTGCTGTGCGCGCGGGTCCATCGCCAGCATCTGCAACTGCTGCTGCACTTCCGGCGGGGCTTCGCGCACGTTGTCGCGGGTCACGCCCATCTGCTGCGCGGCCATCTGGATCAGCGTCACAGGCCGGTTCAGGCCCACGAACCGCGTGTTCATGTCGTTGTCGGTTACGCGAACCCAGCGCTCCTCTTTCCAGAACTGCCGGATGCGGCACCAGACCGAACGATAGACCGCCATCGACAGCACCCGCAGGCGATCCAGATAGGTCGCACTTTCGGTCATTCCGCCTTGCTGCTGGGCCATGATCGCACGGCCTGACATTTGCGCTTCGTTCTTGCCAGCCAGCGCCGCATTCGGCCCCAGCAGGTCAATTTCCGCCTTGGCTTCTTGCAGCAGTTGCAGGTTCGCCGCAGCCATGTCGTTGGTCGGCAGGATTTCAACGTCGCCCGCTTCGCCCACGAACACACCATCAGGGCGCGCCAGTTCCTTGCGAACCTCATTCGGATCGTTGGCAACCGCAGGCGATACACGCACCTGCCGCTGGTTAATTAGATGCAATGCCTTGGACCGGCGCTTGTTGATTTCGTCCTGCGGGCCGATCATCGTCCGCACTTCACCATAGCGGTTGTTGTCGCGGTCCACGTAAAGGCTGACGGCCTTGATCGGGCATTCGGGCTGGTCGTCTTCACCCAGATACGGCGATGCCTGCGGAGCAACCACAAACCCGCCCTTGGTGAAAATGCAGAACTTCCAACCTTCGCCGTCGCGGTAGTAGTGTTCACACACACGCACCCGGCGGCGTTTGTAGTCAGCCCACAAGTTATGCTTGGGCCGGTCGTCATAGGTGTTGTCGGCCTGCGCCTGCTTCCACGTTCCAGACAGCGCATCAGCGGCATCAGGATAGAGCGTCAACGCGTCGTCCAGGTCCATCCAGACCACCACGCCCATGAACTTCGCGTCGGCAAAGTCGAACTCGGACGAATGCGGGTCGTAATAGAACCGGTCCCAAGCAATCCGGCGAATGTCAGGGTCGAACCCGTTGCGGGTCTGCTTGACGCCCACCATAACCGCGCACGATCCCGGCACGGCCAGATCAAGCGCAGCCTCGGAACGCTTATCGTCCCAGCGGCTTTCATCACAGACATACCGCAGCGCATCAGTTGCAGCGCGGGCCGCGTCTTCATCAGCCGGATTGCGGGGGAATGCCTTGGGGTCTTTGCGGGTCTGCTTTTCGATGCCCAGCAGGGAATTCACCTTGCGCTTGACGCGGTTATAGGTGACAGCCGGTTGCCCGCGCCGTTCCAGCGCAGAGCGCTCCTCTGCGGTCCACTGCTTTTCGTGGAAGTAGTCAATATCACGTTCGGCCAGCTTGCGCGCTTCGGCGGTGGCATCCTCTGCCGCCTCGAAATCGCGCACGAACTGCTCCGGGGTCATGCCGTCTTCCATGAAGCACTCGCCCCCTTATCTTGAAACGCCTTCGCCCAGCGGTCGCCAGGGCCCTGCTTCTGCGCACCGCGAACAATCGCCGGATGCGCTTGGTCAATTACCCGACCAATCAAGCTGGCCGTGTCCACTTCGTCGTCGTTCTTGCCGGCAGGGAAGACCAGGAACTCCGAAAGGTCGGCCCCGCGCTCAAAATGCACACGCCCCGAAGCAGCCATGGCCTGAAAAGACCGCGCCCGCGTCGGCTTGTCGTGAACACTCGAAATCCATTCCAACCGGCAATGCACCGAACGTTCACGCATCCGGCGCTTGAGCATCGGCTCAACTGCCTTCTGGATAACCCCACCTTCACCAAACCAGCACAACGGCTTCCACTTGGCGATCAGGTCTAGCTTTGCTTCGATCCACTTGTCCGAAGTGGCTTGTTCTCGATAACCGGCCACCCGATAGATGTCGCCAGCGGCACTAACGCCCCACACACGATGAACGGTGTAGTCCCCGCCGCCGTCCGTGACTGCGTAGTCAGACGTCCCATAGTAGCGCAAAGGTGGGAGCGGGTTAGACCACGTTCCAAACCACTCCCTGCGAAAGAACGTCCCCTCATCCGGTTGCGGCCTTTGCTGATACAGGGCCGACCATTCGCGCGGGCCAACCGTCGCCTTGATCCGTTCCAAAACGGGAACCGGATACCACTCAGGCCAAAGCGCCGCGCCCTGCTCATCAATCGCTGGCAGTTCCAGAACGTGCCATTGCCCGCCTTCTTCAACCCGCCCGTCCTGTTCCAGCAACCGGCCAGCGAGGTCATCCTCATGCCAGCGCGTCTGGATCAGCACGATTGCGCCACCGGGCATCAACCGCGTGTAGAACGTCGAGCGATACCAATCCCACACCAGTTCGCGGCGGCGCTCACTGTCCGCTTCCTGCCGATCCTTGAACGGGTCATCGATCAGCGCGATGTTGGCACCGCGCCCCGTTACAGCCGTGCCGACGCCCGCCGCGACATATGCCCCGCCGTGGTTCGTGTTCATGCGCCCAGCGGCCTTGCTATCGGCTGCCAGCGACACATCAGGGAACACTTGCCCAAACTCAGGCTCTGCCACGATGTTGCGCACGTTGCGCCCGAAGTCATCCGCCAGGTCACTGTTGTAGCTGGCCGCGATAATCTGCCGCGTCGGTTGTCGCCCCAAGCACCATGCCGGGAAACGCTTTGACGCCAGTTCCGATTTGCCGTGGCGCGGCGGCATAAAGATCATGAGGCGATCAATGTCACCCCGCTCGACCGCTTCCAGCTTCTCCGCGATCTGTGCGTGGTGGCCAGCGCTGATATAGGCCGGGTTGGTGTATTCAGTGAAGCTTAGAAGGGATTTCCGCGCCTTCCTCGCCGCCAACACCTTCGTAAGCGTCTCCAATTCCGCCAGAGAGGAAAGGAGCAAGTTGCGAGGCAAGGTTGCGGACGCGCTCTGCAAGCTCGTCATCGCTCAATTCTTCCATGTTGCCAACGTTCAGGTTGACGTCCTTCGGAACCAGCGAGGCGATAACCTTCAAATACTGGTCCGGCTTTTCGGCGCGAACCGTTGCGATTGCGGCCACGCCATGCTCCATAAAGTCGTCGTGCAGTGCTTGCGTGAACGATTCCGCCAGTTTGTTGCGCGATCCCTTGGGGCGACCGGGTCCGGGTTTTCCGCCGGTTACAAAACGCGGCAAGTCAGTGTCCGGCATACGCCTCATCCCGATCCGGAATCAAAGCCCATTCGCCAAATATGCTAGGCACTTTCGCCGCTAGAAGACGCATCTTCTGACGGGTTGAATTCATCACAACCCCATCTTTCAAAGCGCGCCCCAACTGTAGCTTGATTTGCCAAAGCCTTTTGCGCGACGGGTTGGACTGAATAGCCTTTGCAGTTGCAGCACCATTTTTAGCGCGGACGCTAATTGGACAATGTGGCTCATCACCCCCATCAGCAACGTTAAGCAGTTTTTCCCCACATTCGCGCGCCTTTGCGATCAACCTGCGCTCAGCTTCGCGCCAGTCCCGGCATTCAGCCTCAAGAATACGCATTGTTGGTTGGCCATTCTTGCGAAGCCAGCGATAAAGCGGGGTATCTCTGCGATGCATATCGCGCATATGGCCCTTTAACCGATCGCTGGGGTTATTAGCCTTTCCGATATATCGGATCTTTCCACGCGAATCGTAAAGCCCATAAATGGACGGCAGCGATTTACCTTCTGCCAGTTCGTTGCAAATGTCGGTCAGTGCGGCCTTGTCCATGCCTCACCTCGAATTAGCCCCGCGCTACTGCCAGAGCCATGCGCTACCGTGCCGCGTGTGGGCCGACTGAGTGCTTGCGATGGATGGAGAGCGCGGGTCGGGCGCGAGG